GACTCTCCTATACATTTTCAGTATTTAGTGTACAACAAAAGACCCCAGGTGTCAATACCTAGGGTCTATATGTTGATCTCCAGATCAATCGTTAATCTTCCAGTTAGTTATACCAAAGGGTTTTAAGTAAACCCACTTGGCATAATGTAGTCCACGGTAACATAACATTGCAAAGACCTTATCAGGGTCATGTTTTGTTGCATCATATTCTGGAAGATTGTAGTCCCAGTTACGGGAATCAAACTCCAGACTGATTTTCATGTTAGTGCCCCATCGATTGAAGGAGTCTAACCTCACCGTAGATAAGTGTTAAGAAAACCGCCATGGCAATGCTAATTTGTAGTACTTCCATGGTTCATTACCTCACTTAACTTTCTTTACAAGTTTGATACCACGATACATAAGTTCGTGATTTCTTTCTTGATTTGCTTCTGCGAGTACTTTTGCTTTGTACTCCTCTGGGTTGTAAGAAACCCCACGGTAAACGACTTGTGCCATTTGTTTTCTCCTAAAGTAGTTGGATTTTCGCCCGTTCCTTTAGTCGTTTGCGTCCCATGGGCAGTGTGGTGTTGCTTCTTGAATTACTTCAACAAGTTCTACCTTAACTGCGTCATTCATACTTTTATGTGCTTCGAGACGTTCGATCATATCGACCGCATCAATGCAATTAATAGTAGTATAAAAGAGGAAAATTCCTAGCATGAGATGAACGCTCCGTTCCGCGACCTACTTGCGACCTCCGAGGAGGTTGAACGTAGATGGTAACATCGAATACAAAATGTATCCTTTGCTACATTTATATTTATATCACAGATCTCTGACATTTGTAGTTCACCCTGTTACACTTTAACACAATTTATTGTTTTCTTTATCTTTTCTTAAGTCTTCGTGCAGTCTTTCCATTGCTTCCTTCCTTGCAGCAGTCCAGAGCATGTCTGTCACGTCTGGACCAAGATCATTTCCCTTCTCTAGAAGGTCATCATAAACTGAATCCTGCGAAGGCATCTGCTTTGAGGTCTTGTTTGATTCCTCCAACGACATAACTTTCAATCTCCGTTTCTTGTGGTGCGTTTTGTAATCCTCTAGAGGTCAACCAATGTTGAGTCCAAGGAAGAGGATTGTTTCTAGCAGGAATATCATAGATTGGATTTAAACCAATCGCTTTCATTCTCTTGTTAGCAATCCATTCAACATACTGATGAAGAAGTTTTTCATTCAGACCGATCATGCTACCTTCTTTGAACAGGTAGTTTGCCCATGCCTTCTCTTCATCAACTGTCTTCTTAAACATATGAAGAGTATGATCTTTTTCTTCTAGTGCAATCTCTTGCATCTCTGGGTCATCTCCTTCTGCCCACTTCTTCAAGATATTCTGCGTGATAACCAAGTGTTGACTTTCATCTCTAGCAATAAGAGAGAGTATCTTTGCCGAACCCTCCATAAGTTTATTTTCGCCAAAAGCAAACGAGCACGCAAACGACACATAGAAACGGATTCCTTCGAGGATGTTGACGTTAGCGATTGCTCGGTAGAGTTTTCTCTTGAGTTCTTTTCTGTCATAGAGTCCTGTTGTGTGTCCTTCTCTTGCTAGGTCCCACATCTGACCAGTGTCATAATCATGTGCGTGCTCAATGAAATCATTGTATGATTCAGTCACAGACTCTGCACGTCCCATCACGTTGTCATCATCTAGAATAGTGTCAAAGACTTCACCAGGATTAGGGTATACATTCTTGATGATGTATGTATAGGAACGACTATGGATCATTTCCATAAACTCCCATACAGTCATACATGCTTCCAACTCAGGAAGAGAACAGTAAGGAATGAATGCCATTCCAGGTCCTCTACCCTGTACAGAGTCAAGCATGATCTGATACTTCAAGTTAGAAGTAAAGATATGCTTCTGCTCAGGTGTCAAAGTTTGATAGTCGGAACGATCCTTTTGTAAGGAAACCTCTTCGGGTCTCCAAAAATATCCAAGTTGTTGTTGAGTAAGTTTGTCAAAGACAGGATACTTATACTCATCATATCTCTGGACACCAAGAGGTTGTCCAAAGAACATGGGTTGTTTCTTTGTGTTTACTTTGTTCTTGTTAAATACGGTCATTCCTTTCGTGTCAAACTTTGCAACTGTCACAGTCTTCCTCCTCGGTGGTAAGTATCTCGTTGATCAACTGGTCTACATTATTAGAGGTTTCGTCACCATCTTTTTTAGCGTCGTAGGTGTTCTGGTAGTACGACGTCTTCCAACCATACTTGTAGGTTGTTAGAAGATCATTTGCCATCACAGTCACAGGGACTTCATTGTCTGGATAGTTCTCTGGATTGTAACTCCAGTTGCCAGAAATTGCTTGATCGAAAAACTTCTGCATCACAGCAGTCACTTTGATGTAACCGTCGTTGTTATGCATATCCCATAATAGGGTGTAGTTATTCTTCAGTGTAGTATATGATGGAACAATCTGCTTAAGAGGTCCCTTTTTGGACTTCTTAACGGACAAGTAGTCGCGAGGAGGTTCGATTCCATTGGTTGCGTTTGACACAACGGAACTGCTCTCCGAAGGCATTTGTGCGGACAAAGTGCTGTGCCTGAGTCCATACTCTTTGATCCTCCCCCTGAGATAATCCCAATCACATGATAGGTCATTCGGTACGATCTCGTCCACTTCCTTCTTATATGTATCGATCGGAAGAATCCCATCTGCGTACTTTGTTTTACCAAAATAACCGCAAGGACCCTTCTCCATAGCGAGTCGATTTGACGTCGTTAGAAGGGCATACTGGAACCTCTCAGTGAGTTTATGAACGAGGTCGAATGCCTTCTGTGAATCATACTTTGCATTGTTCTTAGCAAGATAATGTGCCAGACCAATGTAACCAATTCCTAACGATCTTCGGTTAAGCGTACTTTGCTTTGCAGCAGCAACAGGATAGTTCTGATAATCAATCAGAGCATCAAGACCACGCACTGCAAGTTCACATAACTCATCAAGTTCATCTAACTTGTTGATCTTACCTACGTTGATAGCAGACAAGATACACAGAGCAATTTCACCTGATCCATCAATGTGTTGGATAGGATCTGTAGGTAAAGTAATCTCTTGACAGAGGTTACTCATGTTCACTTTGTCTTTGAAGGAAGAGTGAGAGTTACAGTGATCAATATTCATCAGGTAGATACGACCAGTCTCAGCACGCTCCTTCAATAGATCCATGAAGAGTTTCTGTGCTCCGATAGTCTTTCTTGGAATTGATGTGTCAGACTCGTATGTAATGTATAGGTCATCAAATGCATCAGTACCAAAAGCATCATACAATCCTGGCACATCGTGAGGACTGAATAAAGTGATCTCTCCATTCTGAATGAATCGTTCGTAGAATAGTTTAGATAATTGAATACTATAATCTAACTTACGAACTCGGTTATCTTCTGTACCTTTGTTGTTCTTGAGAACAAGAATGTCTTCTATTTCTTGGTGCCAAATGGGGAAGTGGACTGTCGCGCTTCCACCTCTGATGCCATTTTGAGTGCAACATCTGACAGTCGCCTCAAACTTTTTGAGGAAAGGGACAACACCTGTGTGCTGCACTTCTCCGCTGCGGATTTTGCTGTTGATGCCACGGATGCGACCTGCGTTGATACCGATTCCTGCCCTTTGTGCAACATACTTGCCAATAGCCATGTCACTGCTAAAAATGCTATCGAGGGTGTCATCAACATCAACAAGAACACAACTCGCAAACTGTCGGATAGGAGTTCTAACACCTGCCATGATGGGCGTTGGGATGTTGAGTTTGTGTTTTGAAATTGCGTCATAGTATTTTCTTACATATTCAAGACGGTAAAACTTATCGTCGTCTTGAAAGAGAGTCGCTGCTACCATCATATACATGAACTGTGGAGTCTCGTATACTTCTCCAGTGCTGCGACATTGTACGAGGTATTTATCAGAGACCTGACGAATACCTGCATATGTGAACAAATAATCACGATCATGATCTAGGAAACCATCTAGAATATTAAATTCTTCTTCTGTGTATTTGCCAAGGATACCTGCATCATACACACCTTGCTTAATACATTTCTGAACGTGATCATATAGATTAGGACGACGGTCTGGGTGCTCACCGTATACCTGTTTCCTAAGACTGAATAGCAGCAGTCTTGCTGCCACATATTGATAGTTGGGTGCTTCAAGAGAAATCAAATCATTCGCAGAACGAATAAGAATCTCTTGAATGTCAGAAGTTTTAATGCCATCAAAGAGTTGAAGTTGGGAGTTCATCTCAACTGCCGACTCAGACACACCTGCAAGACCGTCACAAGCGAGTTCTACCATCTTATGAATCTTATCTAGATCGAGAGGTGTTTTTGTACCATCTCTTTTGATGACTTTAGTTTCTGTTGGTGGTGTCATACCTTTTTCCATTCACTGAGTTTAACGTGTGCTTCTAGTCCACTGTAAGTATTAAATTCTACCAGAGATTGAACGTCTTGTCCACTGCTTGACATATCATTGAGATCTTTCTCCTTGATATGTTCTGGGAAGATAACAATTTCGTATCCTCTATCAATCACATTTGACATGCGTTTGATAATCTCTGGGTTTCTCTGCTCATTATCAAAGACGAAGACTGCTTCTCTATCTTTCAATAGAGTCCAATCGATATCTGCTCCTGCCATAGCAATAGCATTGTCGATGAATAAACTATCGAACGGTCCTTCTGTAATGTAAACAGTTTTATTAAAATCTACTCGATCTAAACCATAAACTTTTGTTCGGTTGTCATCAAGCATGACCGTTATGTATCGTAGTTTATCCTTAGGATTTAACGATCGTCCTTGAAACCCGAACCATTCTCCCTGCGTGTCAATGAAAGGTATAATAACTCTGGGGTGATCTTTATTGACATCTGTGAACGTAGGTTTTTGAGTGTTTACCCATGTACAAAAGGACTCTGCATAGTACAACTCAGAGAAAAATTTCTCTGGAATACCACGACCTTTTAAGTATCCTTTTGCGGGGTGCTCATTATTTAGATCGGCAACAGACTCTAGGTTTCCCTTTTTCTTGAACTTAGGTTTTTTAGTTTCAAACTTAGGGGAAGCAACGTTCCTACCCTTTCCTGTAAGTCCACTCTTGTACCTCTCCATGACATATTCATCATAGAGATCGCTTGCTTGATCCTTTAAAAAATTACCAAAGGACCTGCCTACACCACAGTTGTGGCATTTGTAGACAAGTCCTGAGTTTTTGGTAAAGAAGTACCCTCGTGCCTTGTTGAGATGCTTTTGAGAGTCACCACAATAAGGACAACGGAAGTTGTATGTACCGTCTTTGACCTTCTTAAATCTATCTAAACGTGCCGATACAAGATTGGCATAGTGATAATCTATCACTTAGGAAAGTTCTATTGCTTTTCTATGATACTACTGTTTTGAGTTTCTGTCAACCCTGTGTTGTTGAGGAAGTTTTGTCCGATTGGACTAACGAGGAAAGATATAATACTAAGAGCACCAAATATAGACCACATCTTCTTTTCCATGAGTCTAAGACGTTCGTCGATTTTGCGTATGTCACGCTCGCACCCCCTTTTGATTGCTTCTGTATCACGATTAAGATCGGAATGTAACCTATCGATCTTCTCAAATAATACTTGATCTATCTGGTCTTGCTTATCTAACTTCTCATTATGGACAGCAAGAATCTGACCCATCTTTACACTGTTGTCTTGAAGGGTATCTACTACTTTCTCTAGTCTTTCAATTATGGCGGTGTTGAGGTCAGACATTAGGTCTTTGCTGCGTCTTGATCTGCCCCTGCCCTTGCTTGTTTTTTAAGTTGTGCGGTCTTCATTTGAAGTTGCTTTGCTAATTCTTGCTTCTTCATCATCACTTTCTTTTTCTCTATAGCAACCTTCATCATCGCTTGCTTCTGTTTCATCTGTGCCTCTGCATTTTCTTGCACAGTTTCCTCAGAAACATTTCTCATATGCTTCATTCTCTTGTCCATAAAAAACTTCGCAGCGTTAGCAGGAAGAATTCTTTCGATGCTGATGTCAGACCTATACTGAGGCATGATCATCAGTCTGAGTTTTTGCTTGAGTTCAGCAGGACTATTAGCGTAGATAATAGTATCACCGATCCCAGGAACGTTTACTTTGTATTGGAAAAGTCTGGATGGTTGTGTTGGATTTTCTCTGGATTCTTTTTGTACTTTTTTTCTTTTTTGAACTTTCTTTTTAAAACCTAAGACTGGATCATAACCCGCATTAGGACCTGTCGCAGCAGCACTACCACTGAAACCTCCTGTTCCTGCTGTCATCATTTCTTCGTTCATTAGATCTTGTCCAGTTCTTCTTTGAGTAAGGGATCTACATCTAACTGAGGCATCATCCCTAAAGGATATTTATTCAAGTAGAGTAGTAGAGTCTTTAGCAAACACCAGTATTCTCTTTCAAACTTAAAAAAGAGTAAGGGTGTTGCTGCTTCGCCAAACACATTATAAAGTATGATGAGGTGATTCAAGATAAGAGGGATCCTTAAAGGACCCCCTCTCAAGTATCTTTTCAGCAAACGTTTCAAGTATTTGAAACGCTTTATATCTTCATCGAAATCCTCTCTTGTAACACAATGAGGGTTTTCATAATGTTTGATGGCGAACAGAATGTAGTTAGACTCATTCAGTTCGTCAAATTTCATAGACTAATTAACTGCCGAATGTTAAGGTTGCTACTGCGGAGATAACTTCTGGAGCACCATTGTTGGAGTTAACTTTAACTCTGTACTGGTTACCATCATTTGCTGCAGTCTGTCCTGTAAGTGCAAGAGATGTGCTAGTTGCACCAGACACGTTAGAGAATCTACCAGTAGAGGTAAGTCTCTTCTGCCATTGGAAGGTTGCTGTACCACTGTTGGTTACAGATGCTGCGACCAAGAAGGTTGCTGCGCCACTAGAAGTTGTCTTATCAGTGTTGTTTGTAGACAAGGTGATAGTGTTCGCTGCGTCTGCTGCGATTGTGTCATCACTCAGTGTCTCATCAGCGTTCGCTTCTGGGTTAGTTAAGAACATTAAATGCTCTGCTCTATGGCGAGTTGCACCAGACACATCAGTGTAGGTGTGATATGCCCACCAACCAGGTGAAGTCAAACCACGACCGATGTTCGCAGCAAGACCGCACTCAGTCTCGTCAACAAAGACGATAGTTTTTGTAACTGACCCACCGCTGTTACCAATGGTACGACCGACAGCGGTCTGGTTAGCAGTGGAGTCAACTCTTCCGTATAAAGACATTGTTTCTCCAGTGTGAAATACTTTCTATTCTTTATTTATGCGAGTATTAATCTCTGGCAACAAGTGCCTCTTTGACTTTCTCGAATAATTTGTCATCAGCATCAGTCTTAGTCAACTTAACTGCTTTACCAACGATCAAAAGACAGATCTCGATGAGTTTTTCACCAAGTTCTTCATCATCAGGAATCTTTGCGATTGCTGAATCGATTACCTTATAGGCAAGAGGGAGTAAAAATCCTAACATTGTTCATTATTATAGGGAACTACAATATATAGGCTCTTAGTCGTACTTCTTCTTACCGCCCTTCATGTAACCAGAACCTTTACTGTCGTAGAATCTGACTCCTTTAGTTTTAGTGTCTTTGTATAGTTTTTCTTTCTGGTCTTTCATCTTTGCCATGACCTCCTTGTATGACTTACCGTACTTCATACGGTTATCTCGTTCTTTATATTCTCTTTCTTTTTTTAGATGTGCTAGTTCTTCTTTCATGAGCATACCATCCTTTCCTACTTTCATACCTTTCGGTATGGGTTTACACTTCTTGTCGTCGAAGCAATAATATTGTCCTTCGGGGCAGTTCAAGTTCCTAGACCCCTTCCACTGTCATAGTTTTTCTTGCCACCGTAACGTGCCATGGTTTCTTTATAGGAACTAGTGTCCTTGAAACCTCGTTTCTTAGCATCAGCAGCATCTTGTTTCTTTTGATCTGCCATCTTTTTATACTTACCAGTTCCTGCAGTAGACTTAGCACCCTTCACCTTAGGTTTCTGGTTGCTGCCACTTCTCATAAGTGCACCCTTACCATACTGTTTGGTAATAGATGCTCTTACAAAGTCTAATGCAGAATCTTTTTGTTTGGGTCCTGTAGGTTTCTTAGTGCCACCCTTGTCGTAACCCTTCTCTTTCTTTAATCTTGTTGCCTCGCTGAACTCGCCAAATCGTATAAGGGAAGTTTCGTGATCGCGCTCTTCTTGATTGCTTTCTTCTGAAACTTCTTCTTGACTGTCATAAGCATTGTTGTTTGTAAGTGTTTTATTTAGGGGGTTTGTCTCCTCGGTGCTGATATCAGGACCGTCAGAAACTTCCTCACCTTTGCGCTTTGCTTCGCATTTTTTACAATCACAGTCTTCACCATGATTGATTCCTTTGCCCTCAAGCATATCCGATTTCTTGGGATTGATGAGGACTTTGGACTTCTTCTCTTGCAGTTCTTTAAAACTTAACATCACTTACCTTTCAAGTTTGCTTTACGATACTCAAGATCTGCTCTGGTGCCTTTGTCCATTTTACCTTGAGACTTAGGTTTGGTCTTGCCACCTACATCAGGTTGCATACCAGGGTTCATTGCCTTGACTCTACGACCATGGGTGTATTCAGCACCACTCATCTTAGAGTCGCCAGAGATCATCTTACCACCTTGAGAGCGTGAGTCAGCATACTGTTTATCAGTCTGACCATGCTTTCCTTTGTAACCTTCTTCGATTACGTTCTCAATTTCTTGGATGGTGAACAAACCAGACTCATGTAGATGTGCGATTCTATCGTAGTCTTCACCAAGTCTCTTGGCAAGTTTGTCACTACCCTTAGACACTGCACGAGAGAGTTTACCAACTCCTTTCTTAAGTCCTTTCTTAAGAAGACCACCAACTTTCTTGAGTGCACCACCAACTGCTCTACGAGTTTCTCCACTGCTACCACTGCTGCTACCAGAGTCAGACTTCTTACCTTTGACTCTAGAGATAACACTATCTACTTTGCTGCTACTTGAGTCACTGCTGCTAGAAGAAGAACTACCACCAGAGGAACTACCGCCACTGCTGCTAGAACTACCACTCAGACCACGCTCTCTACCTTTCTTAAACTCTTTCTTCGCTGCTGCTGCTCCTCTTTGTGCAACACCAGATGCATAACCTGCACCTCTTGCTGCTGCTTTACCTGCTACCTTAGCACCTTTCTTAAGCATAGAACCTGCTTTCTTAGCAGCACTCTTTACTCTCTCCATTCTAGAAGGTTTGGAGACAGAAGGTTTTTCTTTCTTAGCACCAGTAGCAATATGCTCAAACCCAGGTGCTTCCATGAGTTCTAGTTCTTCGCAGATCTCTAGAAGATCTTCTTCGTCTTCTGCAAGATCACCAATAGATTCGATCATGAAGTCTACGAGTTCTTCATCGGTTACCAGATCAAACTCTACACTTTCATTCAATTCTTCTAACTCTGCAGCAGAGAATGCGAATCCTTCTTTCTTCATCTTTGCTTTAGTCTTAGCAAGAATGCGATCCTTTGCTTCGGATGCTGCCTTGTTAGGACCATCATATGCCATAGCACCTTTCTGCTTTCTTGGTGCTCTAATCTTATCTACACCATCACCTTTGTAGATACCGTATGCACTACCCTCTTCTACGTTCTCAACTTCTTCTTTGTTATAGAGTGCACTTGCTTCTTTATGCTTACCTGCATTAGTCAATGCCTTGATCTTTTCCATCTTGGCACGTTTTTCCTTCTGCATAGCAGTAGGTTTACCTTCTTTATAATACTTACCAGTTCCAGACTCAGGAGTTGCCTTACCCTCCTTTAACTTAGCGGAAATAACCTTTCTGCGGTTAGCAAGATATGAATCGGTCTTATCTTTTTTGCCATCATTATTGATGTCACCATCCTCTTTCCCGACTGGATCGAGTTTCTTTGCTTTCTCCTGCACCTCTTGATAGGCAGCAGACATATCAGGTAATTCTTTGAAATTCATTTTACTTGGTAACCTTATCCTTTTTATTTATCTTGTTTATAAACTCACCAGGGGTAAGTTTACGCATGTAGTTAGTGAGAGCATCAGTTCCCATCTCACCTGCAGGGGTAAAATCAAAGAACTTGATGTCGTTTCGCTCAACTAAGTCTTTCAACCAAGTCCGAAATAGATGATCAGACTCATCAATACTGATGACATAGTTGCTACCACAACTAACAATCTTACTAATGATCCCTGTGTTAAGGTTCTCAACGAAAGTTCCCTCTTTGAATAGTTCACCATCAAAGTATGCCTCGCGTAATCCTTCGAGATCTAACTTAGGTGCGTACTCAAATAGTTTATAAGAGCAGTCACCAAAATCTTGATCCTCTTCAACTTTCATTGCAGTTCTTAACGTTCCGTAAAGAGACTGAAGATCCTTATCTTTGATACTCTTTGGAATACCTTGCTTAAATGAATCGTAGTCACCCTGTAATGCTGCTGCTCTAAGTTTAGATGCAGACATACCTTCTACACCTTCACCATCTGGGTCACGGTCACCTGCTGAGGTCACCTTAATATCATCAAAGTTATAGAGATCACCGTTATACTTGTTTGCTAACGAGTTGAACTCAGAAACCCTGTCACCTCCCACCACAATATTAACACTGCTATACCCCTCACTATCGAGTCCCCCAAGAACATCAAAAATAGTACGCATGTCAGCGTTATCAATGATCGAATTAGCGTGATCAGGATACGCTTGACGCATATATTTGATTTTAGTACCTGCATCGAGGGGGTTCTTCTTAGGATCCTCCGTCCTTGAGGGGTATATTCTATACGCTCCTCCACTTGTTTTTGCCTCTCTTGCTACTTTGTCGAGAAGTTTCTCGTGTCCAATAGTAGGTGGATTGAATCTTCCAAAAGTAATAGATATTGCACCTTGATCGACCGCACCCTCGCCATCTGCAGTTTCTTCTCCTCCTGCGGATTGTTGGGGTCCTGGGTCATTGTCTTTTGTAATTTTTACTAGTTCTCCATTCTGTGACATATGGGTAACGTTGCCATTCTTATCGGCATATCGTCCGTAACCAATATGTTGGAGATTTAATTTTTCTGCTGCCTTTGCAGCGAACGATCTCTCTGCTTCAGATAGGAAAGCACTAAACTTTTTCATTCGTCCAATTTTTACTAAGATTGAAGTTTGCTTTGCTAAAGGTCATTCGGTCTACAAGTTTCACAGGTACTTCGTTTTGTGTAACGAAACCTTCGTGAGCAGTTGGTTTGCCATCAAGATATGGAGTGACAGTACCACTGACTCGGATGTTGCTCATGAGTGACTGTTTCAGTTGGAAGATTTGATCCCACACCTTGAACGTGTAAAGATTAACCTCTTGCTTATATTTATCAGGTAAAGCACTATACAATTCTGCAGAGGGAGGTGCCATCTCCAATCGAATCCAAGTATTGATATGTTTGAATATTGCATCACGAGTCTTCTTATCCTTAGGAACCTTTGCTCTGACCAAGTTCTTCATGAATTTGAACCAGTTAAACTTGACCTTACCCTCAACGAATGCAGTTGCTTCGTTTACCCCAAGCATAAAGCAATCAGACTCACCGCAAACATTAACACCAAAACGAGGAGTGGCAGTTGGAGAAACAACGTCATAACCAGTATGAGGGGCAAAGACAATATGACCAGGGGTTTCGGTAGCAAACCGATACTCAAGAGCATTAGGAGTATAGGTACGACCCCCAGATACCCCAATATAGTCGCCTTGGACAATACCACCAATCCTAGGAAGGTGACGAAAGCATAGGCGAAGTATGTTCGCCACTTCTCCTTTGTAATACGCATCAATGTCCTCGTATGAATAAGCAATCTTGACCTTAACCTTGTTGAATACAGACTTTGTACCAACAAAGAACTTACCATTCTCAGGGTTAGTGCCAAACACAATAGCAGGAGCACCATCCCACTTCACACCAAGTGGTAGATGCTTGTGCAACAGAGCATTGACAGTCCTCAGAGCAGCACGACGACCATACATGATCATGTCTTCTGGGTGCTCAAGGTGTTTGTTAGGCAAGGTTTCCTCTGTGTCTATACCATTATTATAGCATACCAAAGTTGAATCCATAGTGTATGTGTGCCAGTTCCTTAACTGTCTACTGCAGTTTCCAATACACAGATGACTTGTCAGACTGTGAGGATGCGTAAAGATAGATCTCTTTCATGATCTGATCTTTCTTTTTATGATTAGACATCCAGTCAAGTAATCTTAGACCAGATAACTTAGAATACTTCCATGCTTGCTTTGCATCTGTAATAAACTCCATGGCAGTTTCTTCATTAAAACCTTTTGCATCATACTTCTTAAGAAGATCAAAGATCTCTTGATCGTATTCATTACCTGTACACTTATTCCACTCTGCCTCTTGAGGAACAGGACCTTTAACAATATCTGAAATCAAATCTCTCAAAACTTTACCTTGAATCTTACCTTGTGCAGCAGATTTACCTTTAAGTTCTAACTTCCAATCTCCTTTAGATTCACCACCAAAGTTTCTTGCTTGGAACTTTTCAAATGTACCATTACCATAGTAAAGATATACATCCATAGGATGATTATCACTTCTTCTACCATTATCAAATGTTAGATCATACTTAGCAAAGTGTGCCTTCTCATTATTTTTTCTTTCCTGTGCAGAAGATGCATTCTTTAGTGTCATGTTAGGAGAACCTTCAATCTTTTTCAGAGATATCCCAACCAAGAGATTATCTTTAATTAACTGGTTCAATGCATTGTTCAAACAATCAATAGTAACTTCCTTATCAAGATGTGCTTTTACCTGATTAATTTTATTTGCTTTAACCATCCAGATATCAGCAGGATTCCACTTGTCTTCTGACGAAAGTCTAGTTTGTTTCTTAACTCT